GCGAGTCCTGGGACGACGGACTGATGCACGCGAAGGTCTCCCTGCGCCGCAAGCAGCTCGCACTCGCCGACAAGAACGCGCCCGCCGCCATCTTCCTCGGAAAGAACTACCTCGCCCAGAAGGACGAGAACACCACAAACCTGAACGTCACCAAGCCGGCCAACGAGATGACCGAGGAGCAACTCCTCGAGATCGCGGGCCAGGCCGCAGCACCGCGGCAGCCCCCGGCGAAGAAGACCGACAGCACAGTCCACTGAGGCAGCGCCAGATGACTTTCGATCGACGCCGCGCCCAAGGCGTCACCGAAAGCATCCGCCAGCAGAGGCGTGAGCAGCTGGAGGTCAGCCTCCAGCAGGCGCGAAATTTTTCCGAGACGAAGCGAGAGATCCAGCCCGAGCCTCCGCCGATCGTTCCGGTCCCAACCATCACCATCAAAGAGGAAATGAAAATGGGTCTCCCCCACCTGGTTATCGTCGGCGCCGACAAGGGCGGCGTTGGCAAGACTGTCGTTGCACGCACCGTGCTCGACTACTTCAAGGCTCAGGGCGTCGATGCCCGAGCGATCGACACGCAAATGCCCGAGGGCAACCTCAAGCGCTTCCACCCGGACGTGACCGAGGTCATCGACCTCTCCAGCTCGGACGGCCAGATCAAGGTGTTCGACTCGCTGCCCACCAGCCCCGTCACCGTGATCGACATCCAAGCCGGCCTGCTGACGCCCACGCTGACCCTGCTCAGCGAGATCGGCCTGCTCTCCATGGTCGAGGACGGCAAGATGAACGTGACTGTGATGCATGTCATCGGCAGCACGGTCCAATCGCTGAGCGAGATCGAGGGTGCCTCCAAGATCCTGACCGGCTCGCGCCACTTCATCGTCAAGAACCACACGAACGACGCCGCATTCTTCGCCGGCCTCAACGTGTCGACTGAAGCCCTGAAGACCGGCACCGCGTTGATCGACATCGCCAAGCTCGACGAGCGCGCCACCGAGTACGTCGAGGCTGCGGCCACGTCGTTCGCCAACTACGCCAAGACCGGCGACTCCTTCACGATGAAGGGCAAGGTCGGCCACTGGCTGAAGGGCGTGTTCGCGCAGTACGACGCGGCCAAGCTCAACATCAAGTAATCGAAGAGAACAAGCCCCCTGACGGGATCGACCGCGGCAGCCGGAAGCGCAAGTTACCCGGTGGCGGTCGACCGCAATACTAAGTCCTGAATTAACAGGACGATCCTCTTGGCCAGAGGGCGTGGGGTCATCTTCTTCTGACGCGGTGGCCGAGCGGCCAGGCAGCGGACTGCAACTCCGCGGAGGCTGGTTCGACTCCAGCCCGCGTCTCCAACCTTCAAGAGAACATGCAAAATCTGATCGACGTCTCCCCCGAGGAGGCGGCGGCCGAACTCCTGCGTCGCAAGAGGGGCCGCGAGCACCTCATCGACTTCACCGAGTACACGCTCCACAAATACTACGCCGATCCGTTCCACCACCTGGTTGCCCAGAAGCTGGAAGCGGTCGAGCGCGGCGAGATCAAGCGACTGATGCTGTTCGCTCCGCCGCGACACGGCAAGTCGGAGCTGTCCACTCGACGCTTTCCCGCCTGGTACATGGCGCGCAATCCCGAGAAAAACGTCATCTCGGCATCCTACAACGGCGACTTCGCAACGACCTTCGGTCGCGACGTCCGCAACATCGTCCAGGGCAAGGAGTTCAAGACCCTTTTCCCGGACGCCAAGATCCGCACCGACAACCGCGCTGCCGATGAGTGGGAGCTGGAGAAGGGCGGCAAGTACTTCGCGGTCGGCGTCGGCACCGGCACCACCGGTAAGGGCGCCAACCTTTTCCTGATCGACGATCCGATCAAGGATCGCAAGGACGCCAACTCTGCCTCGTTCCGTCAGGACCAGTGGGATTGGTACCGCGACGTCGTCTACACCCGTCTCGAAGAGGACGCTGCAATCGTCCTCACGCTGACGCGGTGGCACTACGACGACATCGCCGGCCGCCTCGTCGACCTGGCGAAATCAGGCAAGGGTTTGCCGTGGGACATTCTGTACCTGCCGGCGCTGCCCTACACCAAGAAGATCAAGCACGAGGACGGCACCGAAGAGCTGATCCTCAACGACGACGGCACCGTCCCTGGTGATGCTCTCGGGCGCAAGCCCAACGAGCCACTGGCGCCTAACCGGTTCTCCTATGCGGCTCTCACCGACCGCATGGACGTTCTCGGCGAACGGTCCTTCGCTGCGCTCTACCAGCAGCAGCCGATGGCCGACGACGGCGGAATGTTCAGCGCTGCATGGTTCGAGGCTCCCGGCGAGATGCCGGCCCGCCGCGTTCGCGTGCGCGCATGGGATTTGGCTGCATCAGCCGATGGCGACTACACGGTCGGCGTCCTGATGTCCAAGGACATGAACGGCGTCTTCTACATCGAGAACGTCATCCGCTTCCGCGGCTCCGCGCTCGAAGTCGAGAAGAAGATCTTCGACACCGCGCGCAGCGACGGACACTCGGTCCAGATCGTCATCCCGCAAGACCCGGGCCAGGCCGGCAAGAGCCAGGCCTCAAACTTCATCCGCCGGCTCGCCGGCTATCGCATCAAGGCAATCCGCCCCACAGGCTCCAAGGAGACCCGCGCCGCAGCGTTCGCTGCGCAGTGCGAAGGTCGCAACGTGAAGATGGTGAAGGCTCACTGGAATGAGTGCTTCACCGATGAGTTGGAAATGTTCCCGCTTGGCACCCATGATGACCAGGTGGACGCAGCGTCCGATGCCTTCAACGAACTCCTCGGACCCCGCAAGGCCGCGATCCTTGACTGGTAAAGTCAGGACGTCCCCCAACAATGGCCGACACTCAAGTTAAATACACCCCGTCCCCCAAGACGGGTAATCCCGGTCTGCTGTCTTCGGCAGCCACGACCATGCAGGCTCGCACCGCCATGCTCCGCGCCGTCTACGGCGGCACGGAAACCATGCGCACCAAGGGCGCCGAGTTCCTTCCTCAGTACGAGAAGGAGTCGGACACCCGGTACGCCGCGCGCCTCGCTTCCACGTTCGCTCTCAACAAGCTCAGGGAGGCCGTGGATGCGGCTTCCGCCAAACCCTTCCGGACACTGCTCAAGGTCCAGAACGGCGATCCTGACCTCGATCTGTGGACCCAGGACATCGATTTGCAGGGCAACCACCTGCACATCTTCGCGCACCAATACTTCAACAACTCGATGCTCGACGGCATGTGCCACCTGCTGGTGGACCACCCCGACACCTACAACATGAAGAGCCTGGCCGATCAGAAGGCCTCGGGCGCTCGCCCCTTCATGAAGATGTACAAGGTCGACGACGTGGCCGCCGCCTACGACATGTACGTCGGCGGCGACACCAAGACCGTCCACGTCCGCATCCGTGGCCAGCGCGCTGAGCGCGACGGCTTCAAGGAGGTGCTCTACAATCAAATGCGGGTCATCGAGATCGACCCCGGCAAGACCTCCGGCATCGTCCAGCTCTGGGAGCAGAAGGCGACGTCCGGCGGCTCGAACTGGGACTTCATCGAAGAGACCCCGATCCAGAACATGGCCGAGGTCCCCTTCGTGACCATGTATGCCGGCGAAAAGGAATCCGACTATCTCGCCCGGCCGATCTTCATCGATCTCGCCTACAAGCAGATCGAGCACTGGATCTCCAGCTCGGACCAGCGGTCGATCCTGTCGGCTGCCCGATTCCCGATGCTGGCGTGCTCCGGCGTCCAGATTGACCCGGAAGACGAGAAGCAGTTCGCGATCGGCCCGTACAAGGTGCTCTACGCGCCGGAGGCCAATGGCCGCTGGTACTACGTCGAGCCCCGCGGCACGGCGATCGAGTCCGGCGCCAAGGATCTCGACAAACTCGAAATGCAGATGGACATGATGGCGCTGAACCCGGTCACGGGCACGCATCGTCAGTACGTCCCGCAGAACGAGCGCGACATCCAGGAGACCCGGGTCCACTCGGTCGTCCACGACATGGCGATCAACTGCCAAGACGCGATCGAAAAGGCCATCAAGTTCATGGGCCAGTGGACCGGCAAGGACTACAGCCAGGTCCAGGTGATCCTGAACACGGAGTTCTCGAACACCAAGGACCGGATCGAGGAGGTCAAGCAGCTCGTCGCCATGTACGAGAAGCGTGGCATCTCGCGAGAGACCCTCTTGCGCGAAGTCTACAAGCGGAACCTGCTGGGTGACGACTTCAACATGCAGAACGAGCTGGCCGCGCTCGCTGCGATCGACGCCGCCCTCGGCAGCGCAGATCCGAATGCCAGCGCAACGGCGCCGGCCGCCGACCCGGCGAAACCCGCCGACCCGGCTGCCGCGAACAGCAACGATCCTGCAAACGGAACCGGGACCACCCCGAAGACGTTTGACTTCCCCAACGGTCAGGATCGGCCCAAAAAGCAAATCTGATTGACCGGTGCAAACGCAACTGGTAGCAGGATCGGATGGCTGAGATCATCCTCGAATTGAAAGCGGAACCGTACCATTGCGAGCCCTGCTCACTGCAGCAGGGCACGCTGGTGCGCGAGCTGGTGCGGATGATTCCGAGGTCCGTGGTCCTGTTCGATAAGCTGGTCGGCGACGAGTACTATTGCTGTCCGATCTGCTTTGAGCCCAAGTTCACGGTTAAGGGCAAAAAGAAGATCAAAGATGGCAAAATTGGAGAAGTGGCAGGAAATCCTGAACCTGGAGGCCGCGGCAAAAGGCCTTCCGGCCCCG